TTTGAACAGAGATTTAGAGGCTAATGCTCGTGAAGCGTCAAGAATGCCTGCCAATGATCCACGCAGAAAAATATTAGCAGACGAACGCACAAAAACTGAAGCAAGAATCGCAGAACTTGGTGGCAGGGTTGCCCCAAGTGTTGGTGGTGCCGCTGGAACAAGTTTAGCCCAGCGTGAAAGCAATATTAAAGTCAATGAAGATGTGACAAAAGCAAGATTAAAACCTCCAGCAGAAGCAGAAGGTAAAAATGAAGCCACAGACATCAATAATCAAAGAACAGCAGATGAAAATTATGCTATGATTAAACCCGTGGCTGATTTAATTAAACAAGCCACTGGTAGTGGTTTAGGAGCCAGAGTAGATACATTGGCAAGTTTCTTTGGTGTAGGCACTAAAGGTGCTCAAGCCACACAGCAGTTAAATGTAATGTCATATCCATTTAAATATATGATTCCACGATTTGAAGGTCCGCAAAGTGACAAAGATACTGCTTTATATGTTGAAGCCGCAGGTGACTTTGCCAATCCTAAAAAGACACAGGCAGAACGCTTGGCTGCTTTACAAGGTATGGTGTTTATGCTTAAAAAGTATGACAAAGCAGGTAAAAACGACTGGACATACGGTGAATCACAGGGTAAAGCAGAACCAGGAACTACAAGTAGCGGAAACAAATATAAAAAGGTCCAATAATGGCATTCATATATGAAGTAAATGGACAACGAGTAGAGTTTGAAAAAGAACCCACGGAAAAAGACATTGACGAAGCAGCCAAAAGCCTTCGTCCTGCTCCTGAATCTCGCCAACCTAAACCTGTAGAGGGTGCTGGTGGTGCTGCCTTTGGCGTTTATCGTCCGCAAGGTCGTCGTCCAGATGCTAACAATGACAGAGAAGCCAGTAAAGATATGCCTATACAAACTGCCCGTGGCGTTGTCACAGGTGCGTTAGGTGGTCCCAGTGATTTATTAAACTTGCCAGGAAATCTATATGGTATGGCAACTGGACAACCAAGTCCTTATCAAGTTCCATTAGGCAGTGAAGAATGGAATCAAATGTTGCCGTTCCAAAGCGATACACCGCAGGCTAAACTTGCCAGATTTGGTGGAGAAGCAATGGCACCATTCCCCAGTGTAAAAGCCATAAAAGCAATTCCAGGAGCAGTCCGTGGTGCTGGTGATGTTGTCAGTGGTGCTGTGGGCACAGGCACAGGCTACATAGCAAGACCAGGCAAAGCACCTGTAGGTTATCAAGTGCCAAGTCAAAGAAATCCTATTGGTGCTACATTTACACCGCCTGAAGAGTTGGCAAAGTTTGAACGTGGCGAATTACCATATGGTCAAATGCCTGAACAACGACCAATCAGCGAATTACCGCAGGGTAAATTAGACAGAGCCGCAATGATGCTCAGTGGTGGTAATATACCCAACGCTGGACAAGGTGCCAAGGCATTTGGCGAACGATTAGGTGAAACTTACAGAAATCCTCTAACTGCTGCCGCAGACATTGGCAGTATGTTCTTTACTGGTGGTGTTCCAGTGTTATCTACACTACGAGGTGGTCTGGCTGGTGTTCAAGCACTGGCAGATATGCGATTAGCCAACAAAGGATTTACTCCAGAGTTGCCAAAAATACTCAACGAATATCAAACAGGTGTTCGTCCTATGCCAGGCGTTCAACCAGGACCAATGCCCAGAGGATTTCAGGCTGCTGGACCAGTAAGTCCAGGCGGCTTGGCAACGCCAACTCCTGCGGCACAGGCAGCAATGGCTACTACACAACGAGTAGCAAGAACTACAAGTGCTCCAAGACCACAGCCACAACCCTTCGCATTACCCGATGCTGGCACTCATTATAATATGGCAGCACAAGGTAGTGATAACTTTGGTGATACATTTAACAAGGCTGTTAGTGCCAGAACACAAGATTTATTAAAAGATGCCCGACAAACTGGCAAACAATTGACTCCTGAACAAGCAGGTGATTTAGCCTTTGACGAGATTAAAGAATGGCGTAGAAATAATGTTGATGCGTTTAAAACACCTAAAGCCGCAGGACCAAAATTAGCCGAAGAAGGTGAGAATCCAGCATTGGTAAAAACTCGTGGTGAAGGCACATTAGATAAACCTAATGTAGAGTTTGACAGAAGCGATTGGTTCTCATTACAAGAAAAAACAAGAACAGGCAAACCACTAACAGCAGGCGAACAAAGTCTGGCAGATAAAATTACTGGCAGATACGGTCCTGATCCTTTTGGTAGTGGAGATTTAACTGGCAATAAAATGTTTAACACGGTTGCTCAAGGCGAAACTACGCCTGTGGCTGCGGTAGCACCTACACCTACAGCAGAAATGCCTGTTGTAGAAATACCAAAACAAACCAGAGATATGAGCGTTGGTAATGCTAAAAAACAATTCTATAAAGATTTAGAAAATGATACTATACCTGTTGCGGAAGCAATGGCAAAATATGAAGGTGTCACTGCCAGAAAACAACTGCGTGTTTATAATGAAGCCTATGATGCTGCCATTGCCGAAGGCAAAACTGAAGCACAAGCAACACAGGCTGGAAAACAAGCATTACAACGCAACGCACTACCACCGCTAACTGGCGAACGAAGTTCAGCCAGATTAAAGCCAAAAGAAAGTGACATTATGGAACGAGAAATGGCACAATCGTGGTTTGACGACACCATTAAAAACGCACCTGACAAAACTACCAAAGATATGTATAACGAAATGTTAGCACAGCGTAATGGTGATGTTGCTCAACTATACAGAGATTTAAGTGCTCAACAAGCAGGTAAAGAAACTGGTAAATCAATGTTTGAAGAACCATTAGATACTACTATGCCTAAAGTAGAGCCTAATGCTATACCTGAAAATGATTATACAAAAGATTTAACTTTTGCTAAAATATCAGGTGGTGATTTACCTGTTGGTAATTTTGAAAAAGATGGCATACGCTATGAAGTTGTTGAAAACGCTTCATACAAAAATATGCCTGATGATGTTAAAAAATTAGTGCCTGATATGCCTAAAACTATTGAGCGTCAAATTGACATTAAAACTGGTAAAGTATTAAAAGGTCCAAAGTCTATGGCTGAACTACAAGCGGAAGCAGAAGAAATGCTAAAGCAAAGCAGAGCATCTAAAAAGGCAGCGACTATAAATACTACTGAATTGAAAGGAACAGAAATGAACACTGATTGGGGAAAAACGCCAGTATCAGGCGATGAATATTATAAACATTATATTTCAGGCGGTAAATCTCCGATTGAACAACAATATAGTCCTGGCACATTAGCAGAAGAATTATATAACAAAGTTAAAAAAGATCCTGCTTCTTTGACTAAAGAAGATATTAAAAATTGGTATGATTATGATCTCAACTCAATAAGTATGCCATCATTAAAAGCAGAAACTAAAACTGCTAAAAATCCTAAAGCAAAAACTGAACAAGAAATAGTTTCTCAAGTAAGTAAAAGCGTGGCTGATACTATAATTAGAAATTACGAAAGAATACAAAATCAATCCAGTTTTGGAAGACCAGAACTTGTGGGTAAATCTTTGGAAGAAGCAAAAGCCATTGATGCTAAAAGAAGCCAAGATGTAAAAAATAAACAATTAAAAGAAAACTTACAAGAAATGAGAACTGCTAAAGAAAATTGGAAAGCAATGACCGAAAAACAAAGAAAAGCCTTTGTTAAAAAAGGTGGCAGAGATCCAAGTAATGATATAATAGGTGGAGAAGAATAATGACAACAACTGAACAACTAACACAAGTCTTTTACGACAACTTCGTAGCATACTACAGAAGCCACGCTGCCCACGCAAATATCACAGGCAGAAACTTTAGAAGCGACCACAAGTTGCTACAAGGTGTATATGAACGCAGACAAGCACAGATTGATGTCTTGGGCGAACTCTTACGCACCTTACAAGAAATGATGCCCACAGATTTATCCGAAATTATCAACAACTCAGAATTGCCTACAGATGCCATAGAAGGCACGGCTGATGAATTGCTACAAATGGTCTTGGATGATTTAGAACAACTACGAGATTGTTATATAGAACTTGAAGAAATAGCAGAAGAAGATGAGCACGATGAAATAGCCAATTATGCTCAAGACCAGATTTTAGATTTGAATAAGAGTATTTGGATGCTTCGTAGCACTTTAGAATAAACGTTTGTAAGCGTATGACCCACGGACATCATAACCTGCTCGTTGATGTAGTTTAAGAAATGCTTGTTGGTCATTACGCATAGTAGTAGAACAGATTATAGGACTTTGAGATAACAATGCGAAACCTTCCCATAGTTGTATCATATCTTTTAATAATTGGATTCTGTCTCTACTGGACAAGCCGAGATCAAGGTGAGCCATACGCACACCAACCATCTTATCGTCTGACCACGGAGCAAAGTCGTTAGTTTTTGCCCAAGTGTAAGCAAGTAAATTGCCACTTGGTTCAACAGCAACGCTAAAGAGTTCGGTGGTGGGTTTATAGAATTGATTTATAATTGCCAAGGTAATATTTCGAGAATATGTAATTGGCTCAGGAGTAAAGATAGTATCTATCTCAGTTTGGAAGTTGGCTTCAGCCAAGGCTACAATAGCAGTGACATCTGTGCCTAATGCTGGTCGCCAAATATATGTAATCATTTCATATCCTTTCAAGTGTTTGTATATTTAATCTTGCTAAATAATAATATGACAAAAGAAAAGAAAATTGCTACAAAATCCAACCCTAATGTAAAAAGTCACGGTGGATATCGTCCAGGCTCGGGCAGACCAAAAGGCAGCAAAGACGCAGTCACTATCAGTGGATTATTAGAACAAGTTTTTAATCAAACACAGGGTAAAGACTACGAAGAACTGCTGATTGAAGATTTTATGACTGCCAGAAATAACAGCGATAGTGCCACGGTAATCAAATATCACAATCTTATTTTAAGCAAGGTTATGAATAGTCTGGCTAAAATAGAAGTCACTGATAGTGCTGATGCTGTAGCCGCAAAACAACAGGCATTTGCCGACGCATTGTCTAAACTAACAGGCGTGAAGAACGTATAAATAATACTATGAAAAACGGACTATATGCCAACATCAATGCCAAGCGTGATAGAATCAAAGCAGGCAGTAAAGAAACAATGCGAAAGCCAGGCACTAAAGGTGCTCCCACAGCCAAAGCATTTACAGAATCGGCAAAGACAGCCAAACCAATTAAAAGGAAAACAAAATGACAGATAAATTATCTTATGCTATCGGTGGTATGGCTGCTAAAGGCTCACCAAACAAATTCAGTGGTAATCCCAACCAAAAAGGCAACCCTGACGCACTAATCAATAAAGGTCAAGGACCCAGAGGCGGTGGAACAGCAATGCCATACTGCGGACACGAAATGACCAAAGGTTCAAGTAATCCACAAAAGCGTCAAGCAGTCAGTGACGGACAAACTAAATCTATGCCTAATCTTGGCAGAGAAAAGTTTGACTTTGCCCGTGGTCCAACTAAAGGGAATCAAGCATAATGTCAGTCTATCAAATAGTAGGTCCATTGATTTTATTAGCAGTAGATACACCTACAACACTAACTCCATCTACGGCAACCATAAATTTTGCTGGCAATAAAAATATTACGACTCTTAAAATTGACAATCCTGATTTAATCAATACTGGTGCTTTAGGTTTCAGTTTAACTGGAGAAGTCGATACTTATGATTTTAATAATGTTATAGGAGTAGCACCAGGAGCCACGGTAGTTGTTCAAGTAGCAAATGCCAATTTTACTGGACCAGTATATGTCAGAGCAACTGGCGGAACAGGTTTGTATGTTCAAGCAGTAGCAGTATCAGGATAAAAGGAAACAAAATGAAAAACCCACAAAGCAAACCAATCAATCAAAAGCGTGGTCCTACAACAGGCAACGCAGGCAACACTACAAAGCGTAATGCTTTTATGGATGCCAAATCTACTTCCAGCAGTGAAAAAGCAACATTAGCCAATATGGTCACAAGTGCTTTAGAAATGCGTGGCAGAGGTGTTCAACCTAAAGTAAATCCTGCTTTAGAAAGTGTAAGTAGTAATACTAATACTGGACCTAAAAAGAATCCAACAGCCAGTAATAGCAGCCTACCATCAAAATACAAAAAACCTACCACAAAAGGTTAAAGTAGTATAAATAACAGAGCAGTCCAAGACTGCTCTTTTAATTGTATAGTTATGAAAGGAAAAGAAATGATAACAAGCAATATAGATAGCCCTTGGGCAGACAAGCCCCAAGAACCAGTAGTAGATACTACTAAAGCAAAAAAACCAGTAGCCCCTAAAGCAGTCAGCAACGCTGAATATGATTTAGAAGGATTGATGACTGATTTCCCCACAGCCCGAGAATTAGAACGATTTGTTTTTGACGAAACAGGCATCGTGCTAAACTTAAAAGGCAGAGCCAATAAATTAAAATATCAGGTAGCAATGGACACACTAAATGGTGTTGAGATTGATGCTAAATTCAAAGGTGATAACAATCCTTACATTGATAAAGCAGAACTGATACCTGAAGAACCACTTAAAGAAGTTCCAGCCAGAGATCCTTCATTACCTGATCGTAGCCAAGTTCAAAACTTATTTTATAGTCCTATTGTCCCACATCCTGATGATGAAAGCAGAGCAATGGATAAGAAATGTCACGTATTATTTAAGAAATACAAAAATGGTATGATTAGTTATGAAGTGCTTGGACCACTTGAGCAAAAACCAAAGGGTGAAAAGATTGACAAGTTT